GGCATCTTCATCCCAATTGGCCGAAAGCCAGTTGAAGGTGTGGAAAGATTTCCTCTCAAAACTTTAACTCTATTTTATCAAGGAGTAAAATATGTCTGAAGAGACCAAATTAGAAGAGTTGGATCTTATCGAAGACGTTACTGAAGTACAAGAAGAGCTCCAAGATGAAGACCTCGTTGAAGACGTTGAAGTTGAGACCGAGGAACACATCGCGGAAGAAGAAGTAGTTGTAGAAGAAGTTGAAGAACTTGAAGAAGCAGCTGCGCCTAAGACTAAGGCTGGTATTATTAATGCCATGTACTCAGAAATGTCTAAGATGAAAAAATCCGACTTACAAGCCGCCTATGAAAAATTTATGGGTAAAGATGACGACGGCGATGACGACGATGATGATGATGACGATATGGACGAATCAGTTCAAGACGATGGCGCAGAAGCTATCGATGCGACAGATAAAGCTATTGAAAAATCAAAGCCAAGTAAAGTTGCTGAGCCAAAAGGTAAATCAAAAGGTAAGATGAAAGAGTCATATGACTTTAAAGCTGACCTAGATGCACTTGTTGTTGCAGATGACAACTTATCAGAAGGCTTCCAAGAAAAAGCAGCTACAATCTTTGAAGCAGCAGTAAAAACAAAAGTTGCTGGTGAGATTGATCGTCTAGAAGCTGAATATGCTCAGCACCTAGAAGAAGAAACTGCTGGTATTCGTGACGAGCTAGTTGAAAAGGTAGATGGTTACCTAAACTATGTCGTAGAAAACTGGATGGAAGAAAATCGTGTAGCAGTAGAAAATGGTTTGCGTATTGAAATCGCAGAATCATTTATGGAAGCTCTAAAAGGTGTATTCACTGAGCATTACATCGATGTACCAGAATCAAAAGTTGATATGGTAGACGATCTTGCTGAGCAAGTACAAGAACTAGAAGAGCAACTAACTAAAGCTACTGAAGACAACATTCGTTTGAATGAGTCTGTATCAGAGTTCCGTCGTTCTGAAATCCTAGCAGAAGCATCTAAAGACCTAGCAGTAACTGAAGCTGAAAAGCTAAAGACTCTAGCTGAAGATGTAGATTTCGAAGATGCAGATACTTTTGCTAAGAAAGTAGCTACATTGAAAGAATCATACTTTGCTAAAAAGACCGTAACTGAGAGCGTTGAAGAAGCAGAAGTTTCCATGAATGCAGATGGTGAAGAAGTTCAAGTTTCACCTATCATGGAAAAGTATCTGACAGCTCTTGCTAAATCTGTAAAATAATTAAATCCCATTAGGAGAAAACACAAATGTTTAATGCAGAAAATGCATCTCAAAAATGGCAGCCAATCCTCGAGCATGCTGACATTCCAGAGATCAAAGATAACTACCGTAAGTCTGTAACTGCGGTACTTCTAGAAAACCAAGAAAAAGCAATGCGCGAAGAGCGTCAAGCTTTTGGCATGGTTAACGAAACAGCTGCTAACGCAACTGGTGCTGGCATCGATACTTTCGACCCAGTTCTAATCTCACTTGTACGTCGTTCAATGCCAAACCTAATGGCATATGACGTTGCTGGTGTTCAGCCAATGTCTGGCCCAACTGGTTTGATCTTCGCGATGAAATCACGTTACAGCACTCAAGGCGGCGCTGAAGCACTATTCGGTGAAGCAGATACATCTCACTCAGGTGCAGGTTCGCACGCAGGTGCTTCTGACTCACTAGGTTCATATGGTACTGATACTGCTCCAGCTGATGATGTTGAAGATTCATTCGCAACTGGTACTGGTATGGCTACATCAGCTGCTGAAGCTCTAGGTAACACTGGTAACGCATTCGGCGAGATGGCGTTCTCAATCGAGAAAACATCCGTAACTGCGAAATCACGTGCACTAAAAGCTGAGTACACAATGGAACTAGCACAAGACCTTAAAGCAATCCACGGTCTTGACGCTGAATCAGAACTAGCAAACATCTTGTCTGCTGAGATTCTTGCGGAAATCAACCGCGAAGTTATCCGTACAATCAACGTAAAAGCGAAGCTTGGCGCACAAACTTCAAACGTTGGTACAGCAGGTGTATTTGACGTTGATGGCGACTCTGATGGTCGTTGGTCAGTAGAAAAGTTCAAAGGTTTGATCATGCAGATCGAGCGTGAAGCTAACACAATCGCACGTGAAACACGTCG